TTTGTGTTTATATTTGTGTTTACAATCTGTATATTGACCACATATTTATAAAAGTCAAGAAAAATCTTTATTACCAATGCCTCATTACGCCAGATATGATAAAAAAATTAGTAATTAAATAGGTTAAAAAGATAACAGTCCTAATTATTGCGACAATGTCTGCCTCCCTATCTTTAGAAGTTGCCTTTTCTCCTATAGATTTAGCCCATATTCTCCAAATTTTATTTAACATTTTTTAAAATATGGCAAATTACATCAACAGTCCAACTATTACCCATTAAATTATGGGCAGAAGCTACAGTTACCGCATTGGTATAGTTTTTAGGGATTGTTTGCAACCTCTCGACCTCATTTCTATTAAGAGGTCTTACGTCATAATTGCCATCTGGCAAAGAACATTTAAAGGTAAATAACTCATTTGGGTCTTTCCCTTTCGGAAAAGTCATAGAGATGAATTTATTTTTTACTTCATATTTACCATATTTATTTGGGCAAAAAACAATATTGGTTTGTTTTTTCTTAAAATAGTCTCTTGCATTTCCACGACAAAGTTTAACGCAATATGCCTTTTCTTTTTCAGCCAATCCATCATCAAGAACGTCTTGAAACTGAATTCTCTGATCTCTTACTGGATCAATTTTTAAATTTGTCCAGTAGACTCGCCCACGCTTCTGAGCAGTTAATAGCGAAGAATTGATTTTAACTCCCTCACAGCCAAACAATTCATTTAAATCATTTAATTTTTCTTTTCCCATCTCTACATTTTCAAATAAGAAAATTAAATTAGGATTTTGCTCTTTTAGGTGACGGAAAATATCTGCAAGAACATAAGCTAGTTTTCCACGCTCATCTTGGAATCCGCCTTGTAATCCTGCTTTAGACCAAGATTGGCAAGGGAAACCCGCACAAATTATATCAATCTTAGGCAACTTCCAGTCTTTCCAGTTTGTCACATCGCCCAATTGGATTGTGTCTGGATAATTGTCTTGTGTTACTTTAATTGCTTTTTCGCAAATTTCACTAGCGAAATAATTATCGTATTTAACGCCAAGTTTGTTAAGCGCAATTTGGGCACAAGAGATTCCGTCGAAGAGAGATAAGATTTTCATGTTCACTACTTTGGTGGTAATTTATTAAAAGTCAAGTCTTTTTATGAGCTATTTTCTAACCCCATTGATTCGCCATTGCTTCTGCGATACCTTGATCGGTTTGAGATCGAGTCTGCCAACGATCTTTAGATGGTGGAGTTTTATCTGCACCATCTTGAGTTTGATTAGACCATCTAGGTTTAGCCTTTTTATTACATTTATTACAAGTAGAATCTTTTTCTATCCATTTTCCGCAACAAGCCCATCTTGTTGGCTCCACATACTTGGATGGTTCTAAAATCGGCAGATTTTTCAACCATAGCCCAGTTTTTTTACTCCTATCTTTTCCAAACTGATAAGGCTGTATATATTGACTTGCCTTTTTGATACGAGTTGAAATGACGCTAACTGGATTTTCAATCACTATTTTTTCGATTGGAGCATCCATGAGCTTTCTAACGAACTCAAGAGCATCTTCAGTCAGTTGAGGATCACGCAAACCACGAACAGTCCAATGCATACCGCTGACTGAAAGATAAGTGCAAGGTGGATGGGCAATCATCATATCCCAGTTTTGATCTAAAACATTTAAAACATCGTCACAAATATGATATTCGTGACCTGTTTCGATAATGTCGCAGGAATAAGCTTCGTGACCCTTCGCTCGAAAGGCATCACGAATAACTCCAGAGGATTCGCAAGCAATTAGTATTTTCATATTTGCGATGATTCATATAGATTAGAGAAAGTCAATACTTATTTTTAGTAATAGTAATATTCTTTATTACCGCACTTAAAACTAAGCAAAGTATCTAAATTTATCATTCTATACGCCCTTTTATGAACATCAAAAACTACAATCAAATTGTCTCGGTTTTTAGCAGGGCTTTCTCCGCCCTTAAGATGTTTTTTTACTCCAATCCGAGCAAGCATATGTCGTTTGCTTCCATCTTTTTTAATAAAATTAACTGTAAAAAATTTACCCTTTGTATCTTCAATTATTTTTTTAAGTTTCATATTTTTATATTTGTGCTATTATTTATATTATTATTTGTGGTTTACTGTCTCTCATACTAAATGAGGGAATTTTAAAGTCAAGCTTTAAATATCCCCAAATAGAATTAGAAGAACGAATGTGAGTATTAGTATTTCCATTATTTATTTTTTATTCTGTGGTTTATCTTAGTATTAAGCCTTTCGACTTGTTTTTCAATCTTATCTTTATTTCTTTCCCAACTATTTCTATTTAGGAAAAAGTAAAATGAATTTTTTATAGAACGTATAGATTCTTGTTCTTGAGGATGAAAAATATCTAAATTATTTATATAAACTGAGTATATTTTATTAAACTTTTTTTCTATTTTCCAACGCCAAATAATTTTTTTTATTATCTTCATATATTTTAGAAAATCTTTGCTCTAATTCTTCTCCCATTTGATTAGAAATGTATATTTTGACCATATCTACGTATCTTTTTTGCCAAGCTTTGCCATGAGGATTTCTCCTTATGTGTTTGCAGGCGTGCATTAATTCGTGACAAACTGTGCTTTCTGTAAAGTGTTCATTTTCAAGTAAATATATTTCTTTATAGCATCCGTAAGAAGCATCAAAGAAATTTGGGCCGATACTGTACATTTTATATCCAGTACCATATTTGTTTATAAACCAATTATCTCCAGTAATCAAGAAGAAAAACTTTTTAATTTGAGTTTCAGTATATGTTCTCTCATTTTTGAAAACCTCATTTTCCGCCCTGTAAACTTTGTCGTCTATTCCCACTCATATTATTACATTGTACATGTAATTTAGAGAAGGTCTTTATATGTTAATTTTAAATAAATCAACCTTTTCGCGAAGTTTGTTTATTTTTTCGCTTTCACTTTTATTTTTCGCCGTAAAACATATAGAATAGCTCTTAAAAGACCCTTTATTGTACCCTTTGAACGAATAAGATGGCGAAAGCCTCAGTTCATTAAAGGTGTCTGAAAGTTTGTCCCAGAGAGCTTTTAACCCCGAAAAAGAGTCAAATTTTTTAGTTTCGTATTTTTCCATAATTGTAATTAAATTGTATTTTTAAAAACTACAAGACTTTTTAACATATTTGAGAAAAAATCTGCATTTTCTTTATTTGCAAAATGAAACTCAGTTTCTTTAAGATATCCTCCTTGAACATCAATTTTAGCACCATCACTTAGTTTTATCCTCGTATAACAGCACTCTTCAGCTATCATCTTGTACCTATAGAACATACTTTTGTGTATAGATTTTATTTTTTTAATCGCCACAGTCATTATTACACAAATTATGGGTTTTGGAGATCAAATCCGTTTACATAGTAAGTATTGTCAAAAATAATAGAGTCATCAACCCTAACTAGGTCTTTACTTGGTATTTCTATATTAACTGCCCCCCTTTTGTTAATCTTATTCCAGAACTTATTATTTACAGATGGAATTAAAATGTCATATGGAGACAATTCAACTTTTCTATTTTTCCTTTGTTTTTTTTCTTGGCTAGAAGATGGCAAGCCATGCCAGATATATTTAGAAGTTTTTTTAACTTGGAAAAAAGATTCTAGAATTCTTTTGCGATCAATCATATTTTATTTTTAAATGTTTTTTGTTAAGATTTATTTACTGCTTTTATAGTTATATAAAAATAATGAATCTTGTCAAGGGCTTTTTATATTTATTTGAGTCGAAATATCTTTTATTTTTAATTAAAAGTATAATTGAACCCCATGCAAAGCGAAAACTGTATGCAACTTTGACAGTTCACATTCACTAAGCGCGTTGGCTCCGTTTGTACAATGCCGAAAAACAGCTTTATGATTTTGAGGCCAATATACCCCTCCTTCTAATTTCATTTGGATAATTATTTTATCTTTTTGGATACTTTTTGTTTCTTTCATGGTCGAGATAGTAAAGGTTTATATTTTATTTGTCAGAACTTTCTTTGAAATCTAAATTTAAAATACGAATTTTATCAGCGAATACAGTATTAGTTTTTTTCGTGCCCCTAAAAACAATAACGTCTTTTTTTTCTGGGAGCCTGCCATATTGATCTTTCAAATCATCAACATTGCTAAGAAATTCTGTTGTTCTGGTTGCTCTATCAAATCTATTAAAATTAAAAACCTGCACCCTGCTTTGACCATATTCATCGCCTATTGTGAGAGTTAGCTTTTTATTTCCTTTTTGAGTTTTGCCAACATTCGCTTCTTGTACTATTCCGCAAGAAGTTACAATAGAATCTTCTACGGCATCCTCTAAATCTCCAAGATGGATAATGCCCTTATATTCTGACTCTAGTATTTCAAATAATTTTTTACTATATGCAAAGCCAAGAATATCTTGCTCATAGTAATAATTGTAGAAATCTACATACTTAGCGTAGCTACTCCACTCTAACTTATGTGGCAGATATTTACTATAAAATGTATCCCAAGAAGATTTTTCTCCTGATTTGGTTTTACGTTTTTTTGTTGAGATAATTTCTTTGCCATCGCTGAGAAGCTTGCCATCTTTAATATCGAGTAAAATATTTAATAGATCGTAATTATATTTTTCGCCGAATTTAAATATTTTAGTTTTCTGAGAGTCAGTTAAAGCATTCCAACTCGCGGCCTCAAGAGTAAGCAGTCCTCTATTGTCTCCAAAAGAGCTCAAGCATCCTGCCTTAATAAGGTTAGACAAAATCCTAATATTAATACCAGACTTATTTGCCGCTTCAAATAGTTGAAATTTATTTGTCTGAACTGAGTTAAACTCTTTAAGCTTTACAAGGGTCTTCTCCGAGACGGATTTTATTGACTTAATTCCATAGCGGATTGTATTGCCTTCAACAGAGAAGTCTTCTTCAGATTTAACAAGGTCTGGTGGTCTGAGTTCAATACCAAAATATGGAAGCTCTTTACATATTTTCATAATACGGGCTTCGCTATCTTGGAATGAGCGAGCAAGCATAAGACAGTTTTTGAAAAAGATCGCTGGATATTTAATCTTTAGGTAAGCGCAGAGACAGCTAATGTATCCATATGAGTATGAGTGACTCGCATTGAACTGATATTTAGCAGATGCTTGAACCGTCTCCCAAAAAATCTGAGTTGCGCTTTCTGGGATTCCTTGCTCTATACCTGCCTTTTTAATTTTTTCTTCCCACTCTTTCACTTTTTCGAGTTGTTTTTTGCCGATAATTTTTCTTAATATATCAGCTTCTACAAGAGAGAATTTATAAACCTCGTGAGCAATTTTCATTGTTTGCTCTTGATATAAAATAACACCAGAAGTGTTGGCTAGGATTTCATCGATAGGCGGATAAATGGATTTTATTTCACCAGTTTTTCTGGATTCTAAAAAGTCTTCCAAAAAAGCCAATGCCCCCGGTCTGGCGATAGCGGAGATAGCAGAAATATCTGATATATTCTTCGGCTGAACCTGTTTAGTTACTTTGCAAGCAGTATCTCCATCTAACTGGAAGACCCCATAGCTATAATCAAACTTTTCAAATAGTTTATATATCTCTGGATCATTAGGATCAAAACTATTTAAATCATATCCTGCCTCTTTTGCTGTTTCATAAATGATTGTACAGGTCTTTAGACCCAAAGCATCAAGCTTTATTTCCTGTTCAGCAACATCGTCTTTTGTATATGATGAAGTTATAATGCCGTCCCTATCTTCAAGTGGCAAAGAATTAAAAATTTCATCATATGATACAATAATACCTGCGGCATGAAGACCGAAGTTTTTTGGAAGGTCAGAAAGCTTTAAGCATATATTATATATTTTAGGATTTTCCTCTACCCATTCTTTAAACTGATCATTCTTTTCTAGAGTATCTTTAAGTGAATCAAGCTTTCCTGCATCGCTCTCAATCATATTAGAAAGGCGATTGGCTTGGGTTTCGTCATAACCTCCATACTTCTTGCAAACCTCTTTAAGAACTAGTTTCGTTGAAAGGGTGTTTAAAGTAGAGATGTGTCCAGTTTTTTTGGGATACTTGGAGCCTAAATATTCGTAAACAACTCGACTACGATTTAGGTAACAAACATCAAAGTCAATATCTGGGACAGTGCTTCCGTCCGAATACTGTTCTCCATCAACAATTTTTGATTGAGCACGAGATTCATTAATAAAACGTTCAAAAATTAGATCATACTTAATTGGATCGACCGCAGTTAAACCTATTAGATAAGATACCAGACTTCCTGCAACAGAACCACGACCCCAACCTCTGGCGATTTTATTTTCGTCACACCATTGAATCAGATCCCACACCATAAGAATATAGCGAGTGAATCCAAGCTTTTTAAGAGTCTCTAGCTCAAATTTTACACGTTCCCTATAGACGTCTTTATTTGGTAGAGAATCAATGTCTAGCTTTTTATATCCATGCAGACAAAGCTGTCTAAGAATTTCATGTTCGTCTTTTGACAAATCTAAACCAAATTTCTTAGCATACGAACCGCCTATATTTACCTGCGGAATTCTAACTCCAAGGATATTATAAGTATCGGAGTAATTTTTAAATTGAGTTAAAAATTCTTTATCTTCAATCATTTACTAGTGCAAATTTATTTGAACAAAAGCCCTCAAGATTTGGACATTGAATACTACTTTTATTCTGAATACACCTATAAGTCAAGTATGCATCGATATCTTCCTCGCTCTTATATCTTACGCTATGACTTTTGATATAGTCGTAGTTATTTTCCTTGCAATATTCTTTTATTTTAATAGCCATCATCCGATCTAATGGTAGCTCGTGATATTCAACGCAAAACGTAGGATTATATTCTTGAAATTTTACCAAACAATTACCAAAAGAAAATAAGTTTTTATGTAAAAAGTTATCATAAAATGGAATCATCATTAGCATATCGTCTCCCCAAAATTCTTTGATTCGATCAAAATCTGTTCTTGGTAATCCGTTGTAACTTCCCCTTGTTGCGGCATCGCTATATAGCTTCATTAAAACATTCTTATATGCCTCGCCAGTCTTGGCAATAAAAACTATTTTATGCTCTGTAGAAATCGATTCTAGCTCTTTATCATCTGAGTTATCACAGACTGTCAAAGACAATCCGTAAACGAGCTGTAGCCCTAATTCTGTAGCGTTACTGAGTGCTTGGGGGAAGGAGGATGGGTTTTTTTCGATTAGAAATACCTGATCTATATTATTTTCTTTTGCAATCTGAAAAATAGAGTCGCTACCGCCCTCCTTTGATTTTTTATCAATGGTAAGAATTGAATTAAGGGAGTTGGCGCTAGAGAATAAATAAATCATTTAAATCAGAATCTATTTTTCCTCAATAAGCTGAGGATTGCAAGGCACAATTTCAAAACGACCTTCGCACTGAACCTTGATGCCCTCTTCTGTCAAATTCTTTTTCGTTGCCTTCGTTAGTAGGTCATTAAGCGTAAAAACTTTGCCCTGCTTTTTAGCTCTACGACTTTCATTATGTTTTGTTGCGGCAAGTACCATGTGGTCTTGCAATGTCGCAGTATCAGATTCTACTGGCAATTTAATGGGGATTATTACCCTATCTTGGACAGGAATTTTGTCGTAACCCTCACCATCGGGGAATAAACCAACAATCTTATACTCTACCTTGTCAGTTTCTTCTTGCTCCTGTTCTTCCTCAAGCATAGCTTTAAGATCGTTGAGAACAGCCTGTCTCTTGTCTGACTCAAGCTGATTTTTGTCGCATACAAATTCTACGTCTTCTAGTTTAAATGATTTCTTTGCCATAATTATGTTTTTTATATTTTGTTTTTTGTTTTAAGTTGCACAGATAATATTAGCATCGCTATATCATATTGTCAACTAGTTTTTTACTTTATTAGATTATTGCTCGCTTTTGATATGTAAATGTTTGGTCGTTATTTCCATCTTTCTAACAAGGTGCTTAAATACTTCCCAAGTTTTATGAACATCGTAAAGTCCTCCATGTGCCTGACCATCATCAAATTCAATGTCAAGTTCTACACACATCTTTTTTAGAGTGCAACTTGGTAATTTACGAGAAGCCCTTGTTCTATTGTCACTAAAATAGTTAGCTAACTTTAATTGCCAACAGAAAAAGTCTTCCCAATTATCTGGAGGCTCCATCTCCATACGATAAGCCCTAGACAAAGCGAGAATATCAATAGAGCGAGGCAAGAAAGTCCAGTCGATCTCTTTGCCAAGTTTCTTTCTCCATAACTGATGCAAATACATATCGAAATTCAAACCATTATAAGTGATATTGATAGTCTTCGGATCATAAAGCTCATTCTCAAAATCACTAAGAACTAAATCGGGATTTTCTGCGGATTTCTTGTAATTTTCATAATTAAAACGAGTAATTCTAGAAGCATCATCAGAAATATTTAAATCTTCCCACCAAATATTTCGATTATGTTCAGAAGTAATTCTGCCACCCTCTACAGTTATGTAGCCTACTTCCCAAGGCTTATTGTTACCAGCAAGGCATAGTGACTCAGTCTCATAATCATAACACAAGAATTTATAATTATTAAAATTATACCTAAGTAAATTTTGCCCTGTATCTTTTTTGATCATATAGATTTAATAAAATTTAACCAAAAGAACTGTCTCTTTCAATTTCTAAATTTAAGATCTGCTTTTCAGCTTGTTCATGTTCTATTTTTAAATCATCTAATTCACTACTCATTTCCTCAACCTCGTATTCTAAATTACGAATTTGTTCGTCGGCTACCTCTCTCATTTGAACATTTGTCTCTCTAACACTCTCAAAAATATGTTCTATATCGTTATATATCATGTCTTTAAAAGATTCGACTATGTTGTTTTTCTGCTTGCCTTTTTCGGCAGAATAAAGTTCTGGATTTATGTCATTGATCATATCATCCAGATAGTTTTCAATAATATCTTTGCACTCCGCAATCCCTTGATCAATTGTTGGGCAGGTTTGATAAAAGTTTAAGCTCATTTATTATAATACTCCTTCATTTTAGTAATTCCATTTTCTAAGTTATACTCGGCAGACCAGTTGTCAAGCGTTTTTGTTTTATCGGCACACGTATAAAACTGATACTGATCTTTTATGGGATTATCTATATATTCCGTTTTAGCACCAAGACAGTTCGCAATATCTTCGAAGCTTCTTGGAGAGCAAGAGCCCACATCAAATACTCCACATTGTTTAGTTTCAAAAGCATGAATGTTAGCAGATACTATGTCATCTACAAATATAAAATCTCTAACAGGCTTGCCAGTAAATAGCTTGATATTGTCATTGTTAAGATTCTGATATGCAAGAGAAGTCATTTTAATGTTTTTATTATGCTCTCCAATGCCATAGACATTAAAATAACGCAAGGCAGTGAACTGCCACTTATTAAGCGAATGACTGCTACTAGCTTTCTCGATCCCATATTGTTCGCTTGTCCACTTGCTCCAAGCGTAAAGATTAAGGGGAATATCGTCCCCAGATCCATAAAGAGACGCTGAAGAAGAAAATATCAAAGGTATATTATTTTTATAACAATCATCAATGAGAAGATTGGTGAATAAACAGTTATATTTAAAATACTCTTGAGTGTTACTTGAGGTAGTATCTGTTTCAGCTCCAAAATGAAAAACTGCATCGATATCTGAAAACTTGTAAGTTTTTTGACTATCAGCATCGTCCCAAGACAAAGATTCAAAATTGGCAGATTTTTCTAATAAACTTTCTGTGTCTGATTTGCTTAGATTAAAGATTCTATATTTGTCTTTGTTGAGATCTACAAACCTAGAACCGATAAAGCCTTCCGACCCAGTTACTAATATTGTTTTCATATTCTCATTTTTTTGAGTTTCTGAAATTAATTTCTCCCAAGTTTTAATGTCATTAGGCCCGCTTGGGAAAAGTCTTTTTGACTCTTCATCTGGAGTTGAAAACTCAATAATTTCACTATCGGCAAGTCCATAGAATGTATGCCAAGATTCGCGTGGTATTTCAATGCAATCGCCCTTAACCAAGTCAAAGAAAACTATCTCGCCAATCCCTTGTTGTCCCAGTAGGCGCTTTTCCAAGGCTAGTCTTACATTGCCACTTTGAATTAAAAAGTGTTCACGCTTCCAATGAGAATGAAGGCTACAATGGCAACCCTTTTTTAAAATTAAAGTCTTTCCACAATAATTAATATTGTTAGTCCAATGGATTTCGCCACCCCAATTTTTATTTACTATTTTTGGTTTTTTAATCATGTAATTTAATGTTGTATCCGAGCCAAAATTTACCACAAACTTCAACTTTTAATTCTCTGTCTTCGTCTTTATGTTTGAAGATTACTTTGCCTTCTTCATAATCTTTTAATGTCTTTTCGGGAATATAATACATTATATTCGGTTTTAATGATATTACTTTGCTCATATTTGAATCAAAAATTTCTCCAGTTGAATTATTCTTTTTTTTGCTATTGCGTCACCGTCTTCACATCCTTTTAATTCTTGCCAATGATAATAATGTCCACCGCGTTTAACCCATTCTTCTTTGTGTCGGAGATCATCGTCTATGAGAATGCTATCAAAATTAGAGCATACCCACTTATCTTGAGTTGTCAAGATAGTTTTGTATTCCATTTCTGGAAAATATTTTAGAATCCAATCCATTTTACCTCCCATACAACCAGAATTAGGACGAGCTTTGGATAAAAATCTAGTATCTCCATATTTTTGACACAATTCAACTAAAGTTTTAGACCAAGAGTAAGTACCTAGATTTGTCCAAAAATCATACGACTCCATGACGGTATTTAATCGATCACGATTTTTGCCCTCGTAAGTCCAAGGAGCACCACTTTCTGGTAAATTTACTGGAGTGTCTTTAAAATTAAATATTTTGGAAACGTCCTTAGTAAAATCTGCACAAACTCCATCTAAATCAAGGTAAATTAGTTTCATTAATTATATTTGTTGTTGATATATCGTTTATACGATTTATAATTTGAACTTCGCCTCCCCACTCTTTGCATTCGGGATATCCAACTACACGATCTAAAGTATAATCATCTCCTACGAAAATATTGTGGGGCTCAATTGTTTTAATTATTTGTATTGGAGAGTCTTCATCAAAAATTACTACCTCGTCGAGTCCTAATTTTAATAGACGATTCTTTCTTTCGTCTTGTTGGCAGATTGGATCTCTCTTGTGTCTTCTTATATAGTCGTCAGAGTTTAAGGCGATAACTTGATAATTAGAAGCTTCTACCATTTTATTTATTAAATATTTATGGCCGTCATGCAAGTATTCGCCATCAAAACAGCCAGCACAAAAAGATATGTTAATCTTTCTGATATCAAATTTGCTCGATTTCATTTTGTCTTTACTAGAGTTGAAATTGTTTGGCGTTAAGTAACCTCTTCTTTTTTAACAGAGACTACACCTTTTTTACTTACTGATACTCTAGCACACTTGTTGGCAAAGTCAAGACTTTTTTCTACATTTTTAGAATTTAGGTATTTTGTAATAAATCCAGAGAAAAAAGAATCTCCAGCGCCCACGAAGTCAGCAACCTCAACGGGATCAACCTTAAAGTTTTTATTCTTGTTTATCCAGTCAACCCCTGCAGAGCCTTTTGTAACGAAGACGTTGCTACTTCCTTTGTATTCTGAATTAAAATTCTCAAGCCATTCTTTGTCATTTATTTTTATGAAGTCTACAAATTCACACCAATCCCCTTTTTTGTCTTTGGTATCAATGAAAATCAGTCCTTCGTATTTTTTTCTGATATCCTTTATTAAACTGGGAGTTACGAAACCTTTTGAATAGCTAGAAATTACTACCGCTTCAAATCTAGGCAATCTTACTCCTCTTTTAGAAAGAGCTTTTTCAAGATCTTTAATGCTTAAATTTTCACATTTATCATTCTCGTCATACCGCATAATATGTTGATTGCCAACAATATATCGAGTTTTCTTTATTTCTTTTTTTTGATGGATTCCGATAATACCCTTATTTTTTAGGGATTTTAAATTCTGAACAACATTTCCAGCGCCCCCGGAATTTAAAACTTTATTCTCAGGTGTCAACACTGGACAGCAGGCTTCTGGAGATAACCTTTTTGAGTTACAATAAATAAATATATCCGTAATATTTTCTCCTATGACCAAAATCATAAAACAATGATCAAATATAATTATTTAAAATCAACCCTAATTAGCTTTCCATAATAATTTTCTTCATTAAGATTATATCTGTCGATGCTTTTATTATTATCCCCTTTAACCACCCACTCTTTAAGTGGAGCGCTTCTTATGATTCTATGAAGAATTCCGTTACTAACTCCATATTTATCGTCATAGTAAGCTACTACATCTCCAGTTTTAAGGTCTTTATATTTAAATGAACGGTCTAAGTAAATAATGTCGCCCCCAGAAAGTGCTGGTTCCATACTTCCAGTGTCTGGAAGCTCATAGAAAAATATATTTTTAGTAGATTTTTCTTTTGTAGCACATCCAGTTAAGAGCAACATTATAAATAAAATCCTCATACATAATATTACAGATTTTACCTCAAAAGGGGAATATTAAATAGATTTAAATGCAGGACACCCATCATGGTGCTCTTCTGTAATATAATATTTTCCGACTTCTTCTAAATTTTCTAGATCTTTACTAGACTTTACAACATTTCCATCGATATCTCTTTGAGAATAATAGGTAAATGGAAATTTATACGGACAACAGTAATATGGCTTACCCCTTTTGTCTTTATCTTTGTGCGTTTCTGGGTAGCAATGTCCTTCATGCTGAGCATATCCGCACATAACCTTCCCTTCGAATCCGCCATCTTTAATATATCCCTTGTCTGCCGCGAGATTTTCTGACGCTTTATTTTTGTCAAAGTCTTTTAAATGAGAATACAAATCTGATAGGTAATGCTCAAATCCCTCTAACTCTTTTTTAGAAATATTCTCAATACGGTCTATCGGATCGTCTGGGAAGCGAGCAAAAACAAAATCTACGGTAGCATCTTTCGCCTTTAAACCTCTGATGCAGTATAAAATATAACACAAAGCTTGGATTTCCATTTCCAAATCTTTTTTAGATTTTTTAGACTGACTAGACTTGTAATCTAAAATCTTGTAGACCCCATCTTTACTCGTTGGCTTATCAATCAAGCCCCTAATTACGTATTCTGGCTCCTCGCTCCTAAGCGTAAACTTAACCTCAAGATTATCATAGTCTATGTCCCAACCTTCGCAATAAAAGTCATTCGACAGAACGACATACAACATGTCGCAAATCATTTCAAAATTATTATTCCCCTTGTGATCAAACTCGTCCCTTAAGCCCTCTTGGTATCCTTTAATTTTTAAATACTTAATCAAAGCAGGATCGCTTGATATACTGCCACTATCAATAATTTTCTGAACTCTTTTTTTGTATTTTTCCTTAATTAATAGCTCACACGCCTCATGAAGAACACTTCCCCTCATATTGCCAAAGTTCTTTCCACTGTCTAACATGAGAGTGTTCTCCATATAATATACATATGAACACTTCACATAGCTCATTATACGGCTAGGAGAAAGAGCGAATTCTTTTTTATTACTCATGATTATTTAGCTAATCTATGGTATTTTTCCTGAAGTTTAATTAATTTATCAAAACCTCTTTTTGATCCGCAAACCCAATCTTTTAGATCGTCTTCCTTGGATTTTTCAAAAGTATCAAAAAATTCTGTAACTGCATCTAAAATTGTATCTTCGCTTGGAGCGTTAATGAATGTAAATTTTTTATTTACAATACCACACTTCTTTTGAACAGTATGATTATTCTTAGAATTTCCATCGTCAATAATTAAAACACAGTCAGAAGCTTTAATGATTAGGTCGTTAGCTTTTAAAGCATTTAAATTTTTACCAATCGGATAGGACAGCATTGGAATATTCTTTTCATGAGAATATTTCTCTGGCAATTTTTGACCAGAGTTATTAGAAATGATTAATCCTATTTCCTCAACCTTTTTATTTAAGATTCCTTCAATGAAGGGATAATTTTTAAAAGAAGAAGAGCAGAAGATTCCTAGTTTAATTTTATTTTTTTCCATGATAGATAAATATATAAGGCACCAAAACTGGAATAAAAAACAAAGAGGCAAACGCTCTCAGCTGTCGATAAGGAATTCTTTGCAAATATGACTCAGCTATGTCTAACATATAATCACGCTCTATACCCCTTAAACTGGAACAAGAGATCCTTAATAATATATAATTTCGATATCTTTTTTCCGATATACAAAAAAGAATGCCGATTCCTATATAGGTTACTATGATGTTGATTACTATAGCCATTTTTAGTTTTGATTAAAAGGTTTTTCCTATCTTAATCTCCTGTTGTGTCATTTTTTTATTGTTGCTTCTCAGTCTTTTAAATTTTTCTCTAAACTCAAGTATAGCAGAATCTTCACTTTTGTCAACCCAACTTTGGATATCTTTTTTATTGTCTGCCAAATCATTACCTGTTGGATACTTAATACGTAGCTTTTCAATATCAAAGTGTTGTGCCAATTTTGCAAAGTTTTTAACGGCGGCATTTTGACCCGCAAAATTATCATCCCTATTATAAGATATAGTAATTTTATCTGGATTTACTCCTATAAGAAAACTCATCAGTGTTTTAGAAATGTTCAAGCCAATTGTCGGCAATACGAATTTAACTCCCTCATCATAACAAGCGACCGAATCAGATGGGCCTTCGACGAGAATAACTTCGTTAGATTCTAAAATGCTAGATAGTATGGGCATAGAGTTGCCAAGCTTATTAAATAAACCAAAAAGAAAATAAGAGCTTTTTCCCTCATGTTTGTATTTGATTTTAGCCTCGCCACTTAGATCTCTTCCTGTAAATCCAACAATTCTTTGATGACGGTCGAAAACTGGCCATACGTAACGCTGATATAATTTACCACTATGAGATACTCCACCTTGGAAAAAGTCTAGAGTTTCTTTGGAAACCCCTCTGTCTAGCCAGTAAGTATGATTTGGCAAAAAATGCAAAAGAGAATCTTTTTTCCAGAAAGTTTTTTCTTTCTCATCAGTCTGCTCAAAAATTGGCTGTAAGTTTTCAAGGTCTTTCTTTGAAAGTTCTTTGCCTCCAAGTTTTTTAATTAAAACATCTAAAGGGAATTTTTCATCCTGACTCCAATCAATAACCCAGCCAGTTTTAAGATTGATCGAAGCTCCCATTGGATTTTTAGAGTTTCGATAAGAAGGACAAAACTGAGCAAACCCAGAATCGTTTTCACTAGTTATTTTTACTCCATTATCTCTGAGAATTTGCTTAACGCTTGACATGAAGATTTTTAATTATGGTATTTGCCGTCTATTGTTGTTACCGTTATTAGAGGCAACTAGACTTAGATAATCTTGAACTGCTCTACCATCGTCCTTGTCATTAAATCTAAAGTTAGAGAAATCAAGGTTAATCCAGTTTCTTAAATACTTCCCCTCAATCTTGACTGGATTTTCAAAGTTTTGACCATCCCTACCAAGCTTTCTGAATTTTGTAGGTATCAACATGTGAGTGCCGAATTCATCTGCTGGCTGTTCTGCGAGCTCAGCCATAGATTTCTTTTTAATCAGACCAGTCCAAGTGGAAAGTTGCTGAATATAATCTGACTCTGCGATAGAACTATCATCATCTTCCCCATATCTATTTCTTTGAGCTCCAAACAGAAAGGTGCAATTAGAGTTATCTTTAATTTCATCCTTGAGCATATCGAGCTTATAGCCCATTTCAAGTCTTGGATTTGATGCTCCCTTAAGTTCTTCTCCAGTGATTTTCAGATAATCAAAAACTACAATTCCTACGTTATCTCGACCACAGGTTTTTCTAACCCATCGACGAAAAATCGAACGAATTTCCATAGCCGAAAGACCAGGAACATAAACGTGGTGGAAGTTATCGGTAGAAGATTTGTCTTTAAGGACGGTTCTAATCTTTTCTACGCAATCTTTGTTTTTCCTCCAGTCTCCACTTTCGACTAAAAATGGGTCAACATCAGCTACCATCGCCGCCCAACGAAGTGTTTGCTCTTTCGCATCCATTTCGGTATCTAAATATAGAACTGGCAATCTTTTTCCATCAATAAAGTTGTCTTCGATTTCGTTGGCACAAAATTGAGCAAGGGAAAGTAAAACGCCAGATTTGCCGTGTGAGGGTCTTCCTGCTATACAATATGAGTCCTTGGGTCGAAAGCCAGAGAAAGCGGCGTTAAAGGTAGGCCAAGGCGTCTTAATGGCGTATTCACCATCGTTATTGCCAAGCTCTTCTACGATTTCATAGGCACTTTGAGCAATATTGACTGGCTCGTGCTTGTCGAGGATAATATCGTTACCATTTGCGAAGATTTCTTCCGCTCCATTTGCAAAATCTGATAAATTTGTTCCTTCGAAGTCTTGAGAAAATTTAGCAATGTCTCTAGCATTGCCTATTTTATTTCTGCGAATTCGGAGCATTATCAACTCCTGCGCCGCTTCAACGCTAGACTTAACATTTAAAGGAGAAATCAAAAGATTTTCTATAAAGTCTCCTACATTCCCTTCGCTAATTGTAATCCCTTGGGATTTGCAACGTGAAGATATGATGGCAGAATCTAATGTCTTATTCTCTTCTAAAAGAAGCCTACACACTTTAAATAGCATCCTAGCTCCACTATTTGTGAAATCTTCTTCCTTTATAAAGTCGCAAATATCAATCCAGACATCAACTCCATTGTGGATTAGTCCTCCTAAGAATTTTCGCTCTAAACTTTGGTCATTCGGACCGCTTATAATTTTTGGCATACGCTATATTTTATAGTAGTTTTTGTTACTAGTCAAGTACAATTAATACATATATGTTCCCGAAATATATTTCGGTATCATACGTAAGTTAACAAATAGACTATGCGGATCGGACGCACAGCCTAAATGATAAGTTTATTTTGATGGCTAAACTACGTTGTAGTAATAGTTTGCTACTTCTCCATAAACTGGATCATATAAAAAGCCCATAGCGGATCTTCTATTTCCACAAAATCCTTTAATCTTGTGCCATGCATCACTAGCACAAAGAGACGGAAGGATTTTTACTGTAACACCTTTGTTTTCTACCACCCTTGTTTGATGAAGATGTCCCAAATGTGCTGTTCTAAATTTGCATTGTGAAAAGCTGGGATGCTCGGTAGCCATCAATAATGGAAGTTCGCTTTGCTTTTCTTCATTTCCGTGAGTAAACAAAATAAGGTTTTCTCCAAATTCAACATACTTTCTAGACTTGGGGCTATTATTTATATTTACTGCTTCATTGCCTCTATACCAAGCTCTTAAGAATTCTCCAAGATAATAGTCTCTCTCGAAATCATGATTTCCTTGAACAATAACGATATCTACATTAACCTTTTTAGATAATTCATCAACAACTTCTGAGATCAAATTGCAACCAATACTAAAAGACTTCTGCCATCTAGAATCATCATCTTGTCGAGTGCCTGCAGTAGTGGCTCCAGAAAGACCCTCTGAATTGAAAAAGTCATTGCCGACTGGAAGAAGAACCTTGCATACCTCATCTAAATTTACTTTACTTAAGAGGTCTTTTACTGCCGATCTAAATAAATTAGCGGCGATATTAACATCATAATCCTGTCCAGATTCTGGTTCCCATCCTAGCTTAGCCAAATGAAGATCGGGTATGGAAATTTCATACATATATTTTCCGCCAGCATTTCTTTTTTGAACTTTAGGAGAAATACCCTTAAGGGATTCGTTGAAGTAATTTACGACCTCCTCTGCATTTTTTACTTCACGCTTCTTTAGCCAAGCCTTGACTTGATAAAGTGGAGAATGTCGAAGCTCGCCTATATTATCTTTAGCGGCAACCTCCCATTTATTAATTATATGTCTCTCAACCTCCCAGTATTCTAAATCAACATTACAAACTTCAAGTAAGTCTTCTAAAGTTCTTATGTTCTCATTTTTAGATTCAGCTGTTGCGTTGTTTTCGTCATTCTGGTCAAACCTTGTCCCGCCAGATTTAAAACCATTATCTTCAGATTTAAAACCTTCTTGTCCTCGATTTGAGACTGGAACATATTCCTCTTCAAACTCGTTGTTCCAGATATTTGTTGCCCTACTTCTTGCGGCAGTTTCTTTTAAGCCAGTCCATTCCATGATTAGCCTAACTACTTCCATTTTTCCTGCTCCATCTCGGAACATAGAAACGCATTTTTCGATTAATTTTTTTTCCATAATTAGTATTACACTTTGAGGGGGTTCTAGAGAAGCTTATCGATAGAATTCTAAAAGACTATTTCTAAAAGATTTAGCACGATTTTTTATAGCTCCCCAAGGTCTATCACAAGATTCTGATTCCGATTTTCTGGTATCTAAATCTTTGTGAATATCTTCTAAATAAGCAACGAAAACCTTCATTTCGTTTAAAAGAAGACTAACCTTTTTGAGCTTTTCTTTATTTTTCATAAGTTAATTTAACATGTTTTTTGGGAAAGTCAAGAAATAATTCCAAGTTTATATAATAATTCGTCATTTAGTTCGTCAGTTTCATAAATTCTAAACATATTAAAGCCATTAAGTTCTGCCCACTGCTCTTTCCAACTGTCGTTACGAAGTTGTTTGAAAAATTGATATTTGTTTTTATGACACCAACTTTTTTTATTATGCTGTATCCCATCTACCTCAACGCAAGTTCTTGTTGTAAAATTAACAAAGTCAATACTTCTTCCCCTTTCGCTTCTTGTCGCAGGAATAACAAACTCTTCGTTTACTACATGTAATTCCCAGTGAGGTCTTAAAAGTTGTTTTACATTATATTGAAGCTTTCCAAAGTTTTTTTTACCGCCCCTTTTTATTTTGGCATCCCAGTCTATTATATGTTCTCTTAGGTCACGCTTTACTCTTCTTTTAGAGCCTATAATTTTGAATAACATAATAAATTTAATTATTAGCCTAGTATTTTGCTCAATATATCTTCATCCGTGCCTTTTAGATCTTGCTCATCAATCTCAATATATTTAAAATTATTAATATCGCACCACTCTATTTTTTGTAGGTCTCTTTTTTGAGCTTCAAGATAGTTTAATCTAGATCCGTGTAGAAAAGCATTATATTGTTGATGCTGTAGGGGAGAAACTTCAATGACGGTTTTTTCGGAAGCATTAAATAAATCTACCCTCAGTTTGCTATTTGGAATGTAAAGCTCTTCATAACAATCTGATGCAAGCCAATAATTTTTAACAATATCTTTTACCCTTTTTTGAGGATTTGATACCTTTCTATCCCAATCTATCTTATATTTTTTAAAAGACTTGCTAACTTCCTTGCCGAATATATTTTTAATCTTCAAGAAAGAAGTTTCTCAAACTTATTGAACATGTAATCCGTGAGATCCGAGTTTTGCTCTAACCATTCGCGAAGCTTGTCCATACCTTGAATAGAAAACTCTTCGTCCTCTTTGTCGATAAAGCCCTCTGCAATAAGTTCTTTTGTTAAATTACTGCACATCTTAAGCCAAGCGCCCGCTTTCGTTAGCATTCCCCATTGAAGCATTAAGTCTGCAATTTCGTACTCTCTCCAAACGGAACCGCCCTTGCCATCTTGATCGTATTTAATGGGATATTTAACGATGGTGGTTTTTTCGTTGTCGGTTTTAACGACAATTACTTTAGCCCAGTGACCTAGTGGATCGCTAGCATCGCCAATAATATCTGACTTATATTTGGGCTCATATTGGAGGAAAATATTTGGATAGTGATCTAATGCATTACCTCCAGTTGCATTAGATAAAGATGGATCTTGTTTTTCGTATTGGTTGATTTTAGGTTTGGCTCTGACCTGTCCGATTACGCCAAGAATGTGTCCAAACTTAGTCATTGCGAGTGTTACCCTGCTAAGGAAATCAGACGTCATTACCGCACCTCCAGCTACCTTAGTTGCTTCGCTACTTCCCTTTTCAAGATCTGCCTTGCTTTTAAGACCGTTGGTAGAATCAATAACGAAAAAATACTTTTTATTGAGCGGATTATTAGCTAGCAATTTTCTAATAGTATCAAAGACCAGTTCGTAAACATTAGACTCTAATACGAATACTGAACCATCAACCCAATCTTCTGGATTATAAACAAATTTTAAGCCAGAACGCTTTTTAATTTTCTCGCTCAAGCGTCCTTCGGCAAGAACCCAGAACCCTCTTCCATCTGGCATGGCTTTTAGAAATTGTTTTAAATCTTCAAGCATTTGAGAGGTCTTTCCACCTCTTGAAACGCCAACATGTCGAACAACTCCAGGGGTGATTTTTCCAACATGCAAATCTAAAAGTAAGCTTCCTTGGCTTATTTCATAATAAGTTGTTTTCTCAAAGTTATAATGATCTGTCTTATTGTCTTTAAGAGTCTGAGTCAATAGCTCTTCTGGCGTTAAACCTTCTGCTTTCTTTTTTGTTTTTTTTGCTGTCATAATTATATTTCTATTTTAAAAATCCGATTAAATTTTTCTTTTTATTGTTTGTATGTATATCATCGCCAATCTTGTTTTTTTCAAGCTTAACTTCTTCCTTATAAATAATAATGTCCTTCTCGGAATTATCCATTTTAAATTTCTCTTCTTTACAAAATTTTAGACCATCCTCGGTAGTAAACCAGTGTAAAGAATTTAACTTAAAAGATAAAGTTATGTATCTAAACAGCTTCTCTCCAAAAAGGGTAGTCATTCTGATATATGCGACCTTCTCGTTTCTAGAATCTTCTTTTGTTACAACCCTGCTCTCTTTTAAAAATTTTGTTAGACAATACTCGTACCCCTCTTTTAAGTGCGATAGATCAAGTTTAACTACGTTTTTGGGTCTCTTAATCTTTAAACCATCCTCATAGTCGAGTTCCGCATTAAATTGGAATACATCTCCCTTTTTGGGCTTTAAATTTTTAATGCATTTTAGCTGTGAAAAAACATATTTATCAGCCAACGGCTCATTATCTTCTGATATATCAGAAAAAATATAATTACCCTTTTTACCAAATTCGCCAGATTCAAATCCTGTAGACTGGAAGATTGCTTTAATCATTAATAGACCTATTTGTTCTTGCACCAACCGATTTCAGAGAGCTCTTGTTCAGTCCAAGAATGAATATCAACCTCTTCTGCGGTAATAATAAAATGGGTACTATCATCAATGTCAACTTTTAATCTGAGATCGTCGAAAAGCTTTCGCATAGCGTTATACATTTCTTCGTTTTCTAAAACAGACTTGTCGATTTTAGCTACAATCAGAGAGTTTGATCTATACTTGGATAAATCAACCGCACTATTGATCTCTATCATTGAAGAGTCTTCGTTATTTTTTAATACTTTATCTTCCATTCAAACCAATATACCATAAGATGTATTGATTGTCAATATTAAATATTTAATAATTTAAAATAATAATCATAATATTCTGTAATATTTTCTATATTATCTCTTTTCTCGTCGTTTTCTAATAAATTATCAAATATTTCTTTATCATCACACCATTTTCTACCAGTCCAAAACTCAAAACCGGGGAATGAGCTTTTATATTTAGCGTGACTTTCGTAACTTGGACCCATATAAAGATATTTTAGATTCAAGTCTTTAGCTAACGAGATTTCTCTGTATGTAGAGAATCTGCCTAAACCCAAAGTTGGGTCAGCATAATCCCAGCAAAATTGGTGAGCTATAAGACTGCTACCAACTATTTCTGTAGTGGTAAAAGCCACATCTCCATACAGTATATAGATGTCGCTGTTAGTATCATAAACATTATAAAAATCTTCTTCTGATAAAATATGAGTAAATTTTTTGTATTTTACATATTTTAAATAAATTTTGTATAATTTTTTAAAATCAGGGGTTTTTGTGACCTCTATTTTAATATTCTTTTTTTCTACTCTTTTCCAGCATTTAGTCTCTTTATTTACTCTTTTATGCTTGCTTATATCTAATCTAGCCTGACGGCTCTGATACCAAATTATTTTATTGTCTTTTAGGAAATCCGTCTCTTGGTTATACCATATATTTGAAGGACACCAGCCCTTGTCTAAAGCTTCTTGTTCCTCGTCCTTTTCAACTATTGCGCTAACTAAACAGTGTAAAAAATCATGATCCGCTTGCTTGCCACAAATGTGATCAAAATACAACTCCATTATTTTGAATCTGTGTAGTGCAAGTCGGTGAACTCCGTCATAAAAGAATTGTCGGTGTACTTCACCCTTTTATTTTCTACGCTATAGAAGTTCTGATCTATTTGATATCCAGGATTAGATGTTAATGGCTTCTCGACCCAAGCATCATCGTGCCAAATAATTCTGTTGTTAGGATAAGCATAGAAATTGCCATTCTCCATCTTAAATAAATGAGCGCACTTATGTTCAGGGTGCTCTGAGAAGTTTGTATCTAATATTGCTTTGTTTTCCCATCCCCAATCTATTGTGAACATATATTCCCCCCATTCTCTTTTGTTAGAGGGGGTTATAAGTATGGCCCTAAGGCCTTTCAATCTACTTCTTATGCCTACGTCTACATACGGAGAGAAACAGTCCCAGTACATTGTTTCTTCAAGCGGTACAGGATCGCACTCTTTCCAACATAAAGCCGTTATTGGCCTTCTTGTCCAGTTTACACCGTTATCTAAATAACACTCAAACAAGGGGACTCTTTTTTCCAATGAAGTAACAGAATGTACATCGCATGATGTATATTCTTTATGACCCTTTTCATGATTAAAAAGATACTCGTTTCTTATAAAACAAGTAAAGGTTGGCAAATTATGAGTCAAATAAGACATATTAACTGTTAATCAGTTTAATATCGTTATCTACCATTTTCTTTACTAACTCTTCGAAATTAATCTTTGGTTCCCATCCTAGATCCTTTTTAATTTTTGCATAACTACCATGTAGCTTGGTAACTTCGAAGGGGCGATAAAATTTTGGATTTATAGTAACCAGATCGACTTGTTTCGCGTGATAACGAGAGGAAGACATAGTATATTTTTCTAGCTCTTTCTCGCCTTCCCAAAGTCCCTTGATTCCAGCCACTTCAAATGCTTTTTCGACAAATTCTCTAACGCTGTGGCACTCACCACTAGATAATACGTACTCTTTTGGAGAACCATCTTGGTTTAACATCATCCAAATTCCACGAACAAAATCTTCAGCATCAGACCAGTCTCTTTCGCTATCTAAAAAACCTATTTCTAGCGGTTTAGGAATCTCTCCTTCGTCTAATTCTTTTTTTATTCTAGCTACATTAGTTGTAATCTTGCGAGACACAAAACATTCGTTTCTTCGAATACCTTCATGATTAAACAAAATACCATGAATGGCGTACAAGTCATAAGAATTTCTATAAACTCTAACCAACTGCTCTGCAGCTATTTTCGCTGCTCCATATGGTGACTTAGCAGTTCTTTTGTGATTCTCGTCTTGAGGAACATAATCTACTTCGGATAACTGTTCGCTTGTTCCTGCCGAATAAAAACGGCACTTTGGCTGATGAAGCCTAATGGCTTCCAAGCAGTATAAAACTCCGTTGGCATCTATTTCAAATGTTGATACTGGAGAATTCCAACTTTCAGCAACAAAAGACATTGCGGCTAAATTGATAAAATAGTCTGGCTGTATACTCTGGACTATGTGACACATACAAGAGAAATCTGTAATATCACCAGCAACTAAATGAAAATTCTTATTATCTAGATTATGGGCATAATTTCGATCATTTGTTGAAGCAGAGTGCCTGACCAGCCCATATACCTCGTGACCCAATCCTAAAAGATAGTCTGCCATTAACGATCCGTCTTGACCGCTTACACCTGTAATTAAAATCTTTTTCATGCCCTATTCTAGGCATAAAGAAGTATTTTTCAACTATTGTTTTAAAAAAGATTAGGAGTCGTCTTCTAGATCGTATTCCCACTCGTCTTCGTCTTCGTCTTCTAGATCCTCGTCTTCTTCTAGCTGGTTTATCACTTCTTCTTTAAGTTCATATACAGATTTTGCCACCTTTTCTTTTGGCTCTTCTTCTGATATTTCAACTTCCTCACTAGATTTGGATGATCCATCTATATCAAAAGGCATATAGCTATTGGCAATTAAAAATTTAACAGCATCCTCTTGAGATGTAAAATCTTGAACTACTATCATTCCACCAAGGTTAAAAGTAGTTTTTTCGCCGTCGCAAGAAGCCGAATATTCTCCTTTTCCTTTTTTATTTGTACCTGTTTTTTGCCATTTCATAGTTTATATTACAATAACAATATAGAAATGAGAAAAATAAACCCCATATTAGTTATTTTTTTATCAAGGTCCCTAAATTTCTTATATTTTCTTCTGTTTTTTCAAAAGAATTAGAGTATTCCTGAAGCCAATTAAATAACGTTTCTGGGCTTCTAGATGCTTTGAGTTTTTTAAAATAAAACTTTGTTGCCTTTTTTTCCTTTAAATATAGAGAGTATGCATCCAGAACTTTATCATTTTCAAATCTTTTGCTAGATCTCCATCTATGATTTTTTAAGGCAGAAGTGGCAGATTCTTCTACTAAGTCGAAGTTATTCTGTATGTCCTTGAATAGCTTAGACTTAATATCTTTAATTTCTTGATTCAACTTCTCTCAGTCTCTTTTCGTTTTCTTTTATATCTTGCTCTATGTCTCCTACTGTTTTCTTTAAATAGGTCATATCAGATGAAATCTGAGTTTGAAAAACCATTGCAGACTCTCTCATTTTTTGAAATTCATTGAACAGCTTTTCTTGATAGTTATTACTTTCTATTTTAATTTCAAGAAGTTCTTGTTTGATCTTCTTGTCCTCAAGAATAATTTTAGCTTGGACGCTGTCAACAGCCTCTTTGACTTGCTGATCAACATACTGTGGTGATGCCACTTTTATATGCCAGTGTCCAACCAAGACAGTACCAAGCCAAGTTGAAACAGCTATGGTAAAAACACCAACCACTCTGCCAAAATTTGTGTGAAATAATTTTTCTAACATAACATTCATTTACATAAAAAAAAGCTTTTCTGTCATAATACTTATTTACATTAAATTTTAAAAAAAGTGAATTAGCCTTCGCAAGAAGTACAGTTCATAATATTTCGAGATAATTCTTGTGACGGATTGGAACTTCTTTGATAATATAAAGTTTTGACACCCATCTCGTGAGCCAAAATCATGAGATCACTTACTTCCTTTGGTTTGGCTGATGATGGAACCATAACGTTTAGAGATTGAGCTTGATCAATAAATTTTTGACGATTGGCCGCCTGAATAATAATGTCTTTCTGTGATATCTCTCCAAAAGTTTTATAGACGCTTTTTTCTTTTTCGCTCAAAATGTCTAGATGCTGGACTGATCCGCCGTGTGTTAATATAGATCTCCAAACCTTCGCGGTATTTTCGCCCTTATCTTCAAGAAGTTTCAGCAAAAATGGGTTTTTATATGTAAAGTTCCCTTTGGCTAATTTTTTTACAAAATAATTACTGTTTAAAGGCTCTATCGACGGAGATACCTGCCCCAAAATAAAGCTTGAGGAAGTTGTTGGTGCAACTGCATTGGTATGACTGTTACGCATACCGAAGCCCTTTAAGCCCTCTGGCTCGCCATATTTTTTAGCCAAATCCCTAGAGGCCTTGTGACTCTTTTTTTGAATTTCTTCGAAAATTTGACTATTTTTAAGCTTTGCTTCTAGACTCTCAAACGGAATGTTCTTATGCTGAAGATAGGAGTGCCAACCCAGTACGCCTGATCCAAGCATCCTATATTTTTTAGCAAAATTATGTGCGGTTTCCATATATCGAACGCCCTTGCTCTTCTGAACGAATTCTTCGTTTACAGCGTCTAAAAAATAAATTAAAGTTTCAATCGCGTCAGTTTCAACTATTTCGTCCCAGTGAAGTAAATTTAAAGAAGATAATACGCATACAAAAGAATTATCACTGTCGCTGACACCAGTTATCTCAGAGCACAGGTTGGAAGCATTAACCTTTATATTCTTGTCCTTGTAGCATTCTGGATTTGAGTTGTTTACTGTATCGGTAAAAAACAAATATGGGTATCCACTTTCGAATCTCTTTTTAATAATTTTTCCCCAAATTTTTCTCTTGTTCTTATCCCCACTCTTCATTGAATCCATCCAATCGTCGGTTATTGTAACTCCAATACTCATATTTTGAATAGGGTTGCCGTCTTCTCTGATCAAAAGGAATTCTTCAATATCTTTATGTTCTACAGGCAGATAAGCCGCGAAAGAACCCCTTCTTTGACTACCTTGACTAATAACATCTGCGGTTTTGTCAAAAAGCTCCATGAACCTTACAGCGCCATCAGACTGACCTCCTTCTCCGTTTTGGATTAAAGATCCTCTAGGTCTTAGGTCTCCGAAGTATCCAGATGTACCGCCTCCCATTTTAGACATAATGCCCACTTCTCCGATCTTATCAAAGATGCCAGCAGTTTCATCAGGTATGTATGAATTAAAACAACTAACAGAGAACCCCTTTTCATTTCCAAAGTTAGAAACGATGGGGGAAGCTAGCGAATAAAAGCCTCTAGCCAAATAATCTTCAAATTTCTCAGCGAATCCTTTAATTTTAAGTATTTTTTCTGCATTTTCCGCAATCTCTTTATATCTCTCTTCTGGTTCTTGCCCCTTTTTTAAATAACCTCTTTTAAGGAATGTTTTAGAATCTTCGTTCAGCCAGTAATATTTCTTCATAGTTTGATTATCTTTTTATCTTTTTTTTGTATTTTAATTTTCGAGAATTTCCTTATTAAATCCTCATAAATGTATTTCCATAGCTTGTTTTTTTTAAAACAAATCTCCTTCGTCGAAACTTTTATTGTTCTTGGCGTATTCAACTGGTCTAGAATTAAAAAAGTCGGTCATTGCGTTTCCTAATACTTCTTCATCAAACCAAGTGGTTTTTTCAAGTAATTCTTCGTCAACTTCAAATTTCTTTTTATATCCAATTTGCTCTAGGGAATCATTAATCCTTGCTTTGATAAACTCTTTTAAGAGTGGTGCAGATAAGCTCTCTTCGTCAATCCCGTTTACCATCCAGTCTACAATTTTTGATTCACATTTGAATGCTTCTTCAGCTTCCTGTAATATTCTTTCTTCAAGCTCATCATCAAAGAGTTCTGGCATCTCATCACGAATAGTATTTACCAACTTGATCCCAACTTTTGAATGAATATCTTCTTCCAATACTGTATATGCCGTCATCTGTCTGGTATCTTTTAGATAATTTTTTCGACCAAACCAGTTGATGATGTAAAATTGACTGAAAAGACTGACATTTTCAACAAACAGTGTAAAAAGAATTAGAGCGTAAACAAACTGCTTCTTGCTATCTTTGTAATATCTGTGAGTATATTTTTTAAGATATTTTACCCTCCCTTGTATCCATTCTAGCTTTAAGTTTTCTTCAAAAACTTCTTGCATATCTAGAACATCTAAAAGCCTTTCATAACCGTCGTTGTGGATAACCTCAATATTAGCCATAACATAGCCCATATCTTGAATTGATGGATGAGGAAGATTGTCTCCTAATTTGGCCCAAAAAGTTTTGACCGCTATTTCTATCTGACCAATAGCTGATAAAGCTCTGATTATGATCTGTTTTTCTTGATCAGTTAATTTAGTTTTGAAATCTTGAATGTCTGACGAGAAATTGAATTCTCTGTGAGTCCAGTGTCCATCGTGCATGACATCAATAAACTTATCAGTCCAAGGGTACTGATTTGGTTTTCTGCTAATTTGTTCTTCGAAAATTGTTTTATTATTCATAGGTAAGCTAATATTACATTTTTTTGTTAAGCCTTAAAAAAGTATAACACAACTAATGACAAAGTCAATATTTTAGTGTAGAGATTTTGGAGATTTTGTGTCTTTTTCTATTAGACCATTATCCAAGACCCTATAGGCCCTTCCAATGATCTGATTAGGCATGACTATTGAGTCTTTTATTTCATTTTTTAGACCCTTTGTTTCAAAAGCTACGATTTTATTTTGTATTCTAATAATATTGGTAATTGGATGTAAAATCCTGTCCCCGTCTTTTTCAAAAACAATAAAATCGCCCACAACGAGGCTTTTTACGTCAACCTCTTTTACGAAAACCTTTTCGCCAAAAAAGTTTCCATTACTTTCTCCAGTAGTGGTATAGTAATTCAAGTCATTATCGTGATCATTATTATGATACGATAGCAACCAATATATTAACAGCAGTAATATCGCCATTAATAAAACTTTTGAATGAATCTTCATACTAAGTATTACACTTAGAGAAGGAGATCTGTAAAAAATATTTTATCTTATATTATCCGACACTAGAAGTAAAAACCTTAATGCCGTGCTCGTTTTCATAAAGATGCTCTTTCGACCCCAAAACTGGATAATCAACGAATTTTGCATGACCATCCTCGTCTTTACCTCGATATACCGAATAATCAATCGGTCTTTCTTCAATTTTTTCGTTTACCTGCACTTCTATCATTTTTTTATTCATATATAATTTCTGGTTTTATTTCTCCTGTTTTTTTGTAATAATCGTCATCAAAAACAATTCCTTTGCCGTCCTCCCATTTGTAAGAACAATGTCCAAAGTGCTTATTTTGATAACCACATTTTAACTTATTTTTATTGGTACTAGTCCAACTAAAGTGATCAATCCATGCTACAGAAGCAGGAACTAACTTGCTAGACATGGTCTGATAATTAATTTCGCTATTATTTGTCTGATAAATAACATCATTATCGTAATAAAAGCGAGAAAGTTTGCCGTTTTTTGTTTTCGTATTGAATATCCTGGGAGGAGTAAATGGCTCCTTTAGATAGCCTTCTCCTACATAGTTTTTAAAAGACAGTCTGAACCAATCTATAAATTCTGAGTTTTTTACAAAATTCATTATATCATTCAGTTGTTGACAAGAATAAATTTCGTCTGAATCAATTAGCCAAATAAAATCGCAATCTAATAATGGCTTTAGCGCTTTCGTTCTAGCATCGGCTTCTGATATGTAAGCTGGGGAGTCTGTTAAAGAGTCTATATCCCCAGATAAAAGGCGTTTGCGAAGGATATCAGTGGTAGAGTCTACATCAACCTCAACGCCCTTGTATTCGGCAAAAGGAACGGATACAGCGCTTATTAGATGTCCACCATTTTTAGAAAATTTGACAAGATTTTCCAAGCAGTCATCAACAAACTCTTCTTGATTGTATGCACAAAGTAAAAATCCTATTTTTATATTACTCATATTTTTATTTAAATTTTAAAACGGAAGATAGATGTCGCTAGAGTAACTCTTATCTATGGTTTTTGGAAGAATTTTTCTTTTAATTGGAAATTTGTTTTCAGAAAGTTTTAGGGCTACTTCGTATTTGCTTTGGCGATTGCCACCTATTAAAATCAAACCACAAGACAGTATATATGCAAGATTACTACATATTTCTGCTATGAGGTCTTCAATCAATACACCGCTCCAGTAATAATTATCCCATCCGCTAAAATTTCCTTGAGATATTCCTTTCCACATAGAGCACTCTGGATGTTTTCCTACAAAAGAGGTTCTTATTATATGAGAATTATTATAGTCTGAAAGAGCTTTGGCGATAATCGATTTTGAAGTTCCATAACTAGAGACTGGGTCATGTTCGGATTTCTTATTATAATTACCGATCTCGCCACTATAAACGTCATCTGTACAAAAATGAATAAACTGCTTACACTTTTTAACCAGAAATATGGGCAAATCTATATTAGATAATTTTAGTTCTTTATCTTTTTTACAGGCACAGTTTATAATAATATCAAACTTTTCTGCATCCAGAAAAGTAGAAAGATTTTCATCTGGATATCTTATATTAGTTTTAAAAACATTGAAGCCAGTTTTTTTCATTTTTTGAAAAAGTTTACTACCCAAATAGCCCTTATGCCCATAAATTAAAATTTTATAAGAAAAATCCATTTGATTTTAATTCTCTATACAACTCTTCTTTTTCCATTACACTATCTTCGCTAGAATACTGTTTTCTTATTCCTGACTCAGTTGAGTCTTTTGATATCACAAAAAAAGATTCTCTCTCGGTTATTCTAGGAGCCTCTTCGGAAGAAAACATTAATTCATGAATCTTTTCGTTTGCCCTAGGATTTGATACTCTATATTTTAAATTGAACTCTTCTTTGTAAATTTCTAAAAGATCTTTTATCCTAATTGATTTTAATTTTGGAATAAAAACCCCATTCAAGTCTCCAGTCAACGACTCTTCAATAAGGCCTATGGCGTGACTAGGAGAAATTAAAAATCTTGTCATTTCTTCTGAGAACAGTTCAATCTCTTTTTTATTTACTAAAGATTGCTTTATGATTGGTATGATTGATCCAGTAGAATTTGTAACGTTGCCATATCTGCAAGAGTTTAATTTTATTTCTGAGTCATTCAAAAAAGATTGTTCTGCAACATACTTGCAAGCACCATAAATAGTTGTAGCCGCACACGCCTTGTCTGAGGATATGAAGGCTCCTGCTTCGAAATGATTATCCAAACAAACTTTTTTTGAATTTATTGCCCCCATACAGATAGTCCTAACTGCTTGCTGTGGGTTTTCTTCACATGCCTCTATTTGCTTCATGCTCGCGGCAAAAATTCCTATCTGATTGTTCTTTGCCGCTTGGTTTAGGCTATCAAAATCATAAATATCACCTATAATGAAATTAACTTTTGGAAACTCCTTTTTCAATAGATAATGCTTTGACTCATCTCTTGAGTAGCATGTTATATGATTGTCCGAATAATACCTCTTGATTATATTTCTTCCTAAAAAACCGGCACCACCTGTAATTAAAATATTTTTATTTCGAAGCATTGTGTAAATTAAATGGATGAACCCACTCCCCCTTAAACCATTTGTTATTTTGTTTTATTTCTTTTTGAAAAGTGTAGGCCATAATATATACTACATCTGGAGGGTTTTCAATAAAAAAATTACCATTACGAATCTGGATATAATTATTGGGGGTAAACTTTTCTGATTTTAGAGGTGAGTCATCTATTATATATTCCAAATCTTCACTGTTAATACCCATTAGGGTCATAAGGGTATTGGCTTGTCCAGACGCACCATAGCCATAAACCTTTTTATCCCCTTTTTTAATAGATTCAAAAAAGCTTCTAGTTTCTTTTTTTAGCTTTTCTATTTTTTTGAAAAATTTTTTAAATACATCCAAAGAGTACAATCCAAAATCCGCTTCTTCTTTAAACATATTTTCAACAGACTCGTCTTGGTAATTTTGCTTACTACAGAACACCCTTATTGATCCGCCATGAATATCAATTTTATCAACAGAATTAACATATAAACCGCTCTTTGATAAAAGATTATTCAAAGCTTTTAGAGAATAATAATAAACATGCTCATGATATAAGAATCCTATTTGAAAGTTTTTAATCAAAGTTTTGAGCCAATGAACTTCGATAACAATTTTTCCGTCATCCTTAATTAAGTTAGCGACTCCATTTGCGTAATCATCGATCTCATTAATGTGGGCGAAATTATTACTGCTGAAAATAATATCAAACTCACCATATTTTTCTTTAATTTTTTTAGACTGATCGTAGTTGAAAAAATCATTAACTAGATCTATATTATCTGGCTTAAATTTTTTTGAAACATCACTTGGATCGATTCCCAGAACAATTTCTGAACTGTCTGCAAATTCTTTTAAAAATGTAAAATCATTACAACCAATATCGCAAATTTTAAGAGACACATCTCTATTTTTTATAATTTTTGCAGTATTTTTTAGGTGATTTGATAGAGTTTTGATAGATCCAGTTTTGTAGAAATAATTTTTAAATATTATATTTGGATCTATCTTCTCAACCACTTCTACCAAAAGAGTTTCATCATCAAAGGACAAGGAAAAGGGGTAAGAGGTGTCTGTTCCAATTTTGTCTTTTGACAAAAAGTTTCCTGCCAAGGGTAACTCTGTTTTTAAAAAAATATTTTTCACTTTACTTCTCTACCACATCCCAGTTTACCTATAAAATCAGATATACTGAGTCCAGTTTGTTTTATGAATTCATTAACATTGTTTTTATTATTTCTAATTTTATCAGAAAGTCTGTGCATTGATGCAGAAGATTCATGAAAAACAAAAGATTTGTTGCAAGATACTGGGGGCTTTTTGGACTCATACTTCACTAACAATTTATACGTGAAAAAATCGTCCATAACATATCCACTAGAAAAATTTTCATTCCAATTATGTGAATATCCGCCAACCTCAAACCAATCAGCAGATCTTACGCAAATAGGATGATTATAATTAATTTTTAAATGATCAAAAAAGTATTTTCCATTTTTATGATTTTCTATAAATAAATCTACAGAATCCTTGTCAAGCACACTTTTTAAAGTTTTATCTACAATCACAAAAGTACTGTTGCTTCCAAAATTTTCAACTAGAGGAATAGATACAGAACAATAATTATCTGTTTCCATTAATTCGATTACATTTTCTGCAAAACCCTTAAAGAAAATCATATCGTCATTAGTATTTATTACATATTCATAAAATGAAATTAAAGGACTCAAAAAATCTATCGCCAATACCCCATGATTTTTAGGAGAGTAAAAGAAATAAATATTTTTTTCTATTAGAAAATCTACAGACTCTTTGTCTCCTTCGTTGAGAACAACTGCAATGTCATAGTCTATTGAATTTTTAGCTTTTAAAAGAGAGTCTATAGAAGCTTTAAGCATCTTGGGATAATTCCAAGAGCATAATACTATTAAAAGTTTTTTCTTTTCTGGTAACATTTTAAAGAAAATCTATATCTATTCCATGTTTAAAAACTTCTTTTTTTTCAAAACTTTCAATATCTACTATTACGTCTGACTCCCCTTCTCCGTAACTATCCCACTTTTCTTTCCAAAATTCCTTATTAAGCTTTGTACGACGAGATAGAGATAAATATCCCAAGTGCCAGACAAATGGCATTCTTTTTTTACAATATTCTAAATCAGTCCATTTTCCAGTAGATAAAACAAGGTCAGCCGAAGGAACGAGGTTGCCGTCTTTATCAATAGCTTCGGTTGAGTCAGATTTTGTTCTGTCGAATCCCTCTTCTGTTTTAGCAAAATTAACAATACCCCTTTGCACTCCCTCCTTCAGGCACATATACCATTTTTTACCGATATCAGAATAAGTATAATAACCCCCAAATAGGTTGACCGATGGAATCATTAAAGCCTTAACGTTTTCTTTTGATCTCATCAATGTCTCAGCCGCACCCTTCCATACATCTACTTTTCCACCCATTCTTTCATCAAGATCAATTTGAACAACAATGTCATGAGTTGCTCCTTGATGTGCCGCATTTTTAATTCTTCCATCCCATCCAATAACGTCTGTGGAATCATCAAGCTTAATAATTTTGATTTTAACTTCAGACTGATTTTTGATTTGATCCAAGACTTCTTCCGTATTATCTTCACTCGGAATCGTAGCAATAACTATTTCGTCAACGTAGTGAGACCAGTTTTTAATTGCGTCCTCAATGTCGAAGTCATTTTTGACGATATTGAATGCGGATGTAGCTAGTGATATTTTACTCATTTATAATTTGCTCTTGTTTAGTGATGCATAATCTTCTAGATAATGGAAGGGAAAATCAATTTTATTTTGAGTTCTTGTTGTCGCAACGTAAAGTGCGTTGATTTCCTCAGATAATCGAGGGTAATCATCGATTTCTGATTCAATAATGGTATTCTCCGTTATAAAATCGTTTGCAAGCTCGACGGTATTGTATTCTAGCCCCTTGGCTTTATGAGTTGTAGAAAGCACGATATCGGCTTCTTCTTTATTAATATTTCTTTTTCTTATTTCTTCAATAACTTTAAAAACATTCCTTTTGTATTTTTCTACTAAAGAGCATAAAATTTCTTGATCATTATTGCCAATTTCAGAAAGAAAGTCTCTATATTCCTCATAAGAATCAAACTTTTGAAGGAATTTATTACGAAGTTTACCTTTGTTTCCAGACCACAAATTAAAGACATCATATATACCAACTCCATCGGCAAAGATATAATTATTGATATTTCCCTCAAAGTGTATGGAATCCCTAGTTTGAGAAACTACATCAGCGGCTTTTATTATCAGGTTTACATTCGAGCGGGCAATATAAGCATGACTATCTAACTTGTTACAATTTCCTATACCAGTTATTTTAAAGTCATCAACGTCGATTCCAATGTGCTTCTTGAGCTGAATAACTTGCATTGCAAGATTAGCTAAGTCTTGTCTAAAACGGAAAGAATTTGTAAGTTTATGGTTTTGATAATTATCTGTTTCGTTGAATCTTAGTAGAGCATTTTCAGCACCAATCCAAGAGTAAATTGCCTGAAACGCATCTCCAACTACTATTTTATTTGTGCTCTGTTTTGAGAATATATCAATTACGCAGGGATTTGTATCTTGTGATTCGTCTAGAAGAATATAATCGTAATCTAGGTTTGGCTCCATCTTCTGAAATTCTTTCAGATAAAAATTATGGATAATGGGGATTTCTCCATCCTCCATTTTGCCATAGATGTTTTTAAAGCCATTTTGAATTTGTTCTAAATTTTCATGAGAAAAACTTGACTGGGAATAACTTAAATAGTCAAAATCGTCTATATTCAAAACACCTGAATTGGTATAAGAATTTAAACAAGTTAAAATGTGTCCTGCTATTTTCGCATCGAAATTTTCAACCCCTTTTTTCTTTTTGATTTTTAATATATTAATAACGTCAAAGACATCAAAAGATTTTGCCAATTCCCATTGATAAGCGTTTGTCCAGCGATAAGCCAGCGAGTGTGTATTTTTAATTTCTACATTTTCTGGAAATTTAGACTCGGCACTGTCTCTAACAGACCTATTAAAACATAAATAAAGAAATTTTTTATCTGGTCTTTTCTTAGCATATTCTACCAATGTAGAGGTCTTACCACTTCCGCTAACAGCATCTACAATAATATTACCCTCTGACTCGCAGATTTCACTCTGTTCTCTAGTTAACTCCATGATACTATTTTAAAAGTTAATCTAACCAATTTTCAAGTGACTTTAATACATATTTTCCAACATCTTCTTCTGTTGGATTTTCTATACCATGTTGAATTAATTTATTTTTAAACTCTTCTGCATATTCAAGCAAATATGAAACATCTCCGTTCTTATGTTCCTTAACTGGCGTTAGCCTGACTAACTCATCTTCATTAATTTTTTTAAAATCTAATATCTCTTCTAGATCACTCAGATCATTCATAAAATAATCAATAAACACATCTTCGTCGCCTCCGTATATTTCTAGAGCATCATTATAGAACTCGTTTATCATAGACTGATAGAAATCTTTGTGAGACTTAAGTTTTTTAATTTTTTCAATATCTATTACATTCATATTTTTACTTTGTTTTTTCTAAGAATTCTTTAAATTCGTTTTTCATTTTAGTTTTTAAACTTAACAATGCTTTGTTTGAGTTTATTTCATAATCTTCCAATTGTATACCTCCGTAAATTTCTCTATATTCTTCTGAATATTTTTCTGGCTCCTTATTTACTTCCAAAGAAATCTCAATAATATTCTTAACTATTCTTTTTTTATGATCTATCCAAAAATCAAACATATCATCAAATGATTTTAGGGGGTCTTTTGTGTTCTTTACAGAAACAAAAAAAGCAATGATTCCAGAATCTACGGAAAATTGTTCGTAGAATGCGTCCTCGAAAAATAAAGGTGTTGTTTCTTTCATTATCTACAATAATATACCATTTTAAAATATATGTCAAGCTTAATGTTCTGAGGAACGAAGAATATTAGTATTTTGAGTTTACGAAAAATACATTAAAACAGGATTCCGAGTATTATATGAAATATAATACTTTTCTATCTACTTTAGTATATCTATACTATATGGTTTAATATTATTAAACACTGGTTTACTTGACATTAAACCCCTTATTAATCTGTGTTAAACCCCTTTTTGAAGTCTTTTGCAGAACTAATTACCTTTAAAACCCTCATCCTATCGTTCATAGAATGCTGACTTTCGATGCTCTTTATTTGCTTTTTATTTCTTAAATCTGAAAGCATTTTTGCTATAGATCCTTTGCTAGTTGACATAATGGTTGCAAGATACGAGTTTGTCGCAAAACATCCTCCATATTTTTTAGCTTCTTTTGTCTGAGAAAGCGCATAAACAACACCGATTAATTTTTGCTCAGTGTTTGTAAGCTCCGTATTCAGGCATATGCTCCTAGGTATCCAGATTCCTTTAAAAGAATCTCTTAGTGGTTTTTTCGGTATATTTTTAATATTTTTCTTCATTTAGTTCCATATTGTCTCATCATATCTGATATAACCTCGGATTGCTGTTTGATCCTTTTTTGAGAACTCAGATGTTTTGATATTTTTTCTATTTGATGGGGCTCCAAATCTTCCCCGAATAGAATTGAAGATGAAATATTGTCTAAATCCAATATGTTGAAGTTAATAATTACTTGTCCTTTTATTTCCATAGCCAACAATATACACCAAGGGGGGTTTAATGTCAAGTAAACATTTTAAATGCTTGACAAAATGTAATATATAGTCTACATTATTACTTATGATTATTAAGAATTCAAATCCTAAGGACGCTGTTGGAGTTAAAAAGGTCCCTATGTCAACAGTTTCAGCGCCAGTATTAATGGAAATGGGACTCGCTATGCTAGAAGGAGATAGAAAGTATGGCAGACACAACTACAGAGTAATCGGAGTTAGGGCTTCGGTTTACTACGATGCCGCAATGAGACATTTAATGGCTTGGTGGGAAGGAGAGGATATTGACCCAGATAGCGGAATATCACATATCACTAAAGCTCTTTCTTGTCTTGCAGTTTTAAGAGACTCGATGATTAACGAGAAGTTTACAGACGATAGACCTCCAAAAATAAAGGATGGCTGGATTAAAGAGTTAAATAAAAAGACCGCCGAAATTATCGAAAGATATCCAAACGGCAAAGATCCACATACTCAGGTTGATGAGTTAAAAAAATAATTGAATTATTTTCATTTTAACAGATACTAGTTCATGATTTCAGAAATATCTAAGCTCTCAGATACAGAGTTAACATATAACATTAAAGAAAATATAGAAGTTTCTGGTTGCCTAGAAGAACTTCAAAACAGACATTCTGGTATATTCCACCAGAAGGCAAGGAAGTTTCATAGTATAATGGAGGTTAGGGACTTAGAAGAAAACCCTATGACATTTTTTTACGAAGTAGCCAAAGAATACAAGGAGGAAAAAGGTCAGTTTAATACTTGGTTAGGTAATAAAACTTTTTGGACATGCCACAACTACATGTCTCGCAGTAAGAAGACTTCAGAAATTAACGATTGGGACGGAAATGAATATTTTAATTCTGATATAGAAGAAATTTATGAATACGTTAAAGAAAACATTTCTAATAAAGAAGACAGGTTTATCTTAATCAAAAGGCTAGAAGGCCACACCCTAAAAGAAATCGAAACACTTTTTGATGGCAAATATAGCTATGAATGGGTTAGGCAAAAATATAACCGCCAAATTGATAGGTTTAAGAAAATTTTAATACAAGAGATCCATTAACAAAAAAAAATAATTATTTAAAAAAAAATGACACAATTCAATTTACAGCTTCCAATCAATCCGACGAGCCTCGGACAGGTTTCAACAAACATACTTTATGAACTTTTTCTAAAAAAGTTAGAGCCAAATATTTTTGTAATTGGAAATGGAAATGTATCTTCTTTTGACGGTCTTCTACCAGAAGACTTTTCAAAATGGCTTCATCACTGTTGTAGTAAATCTTTAACAGAATTTAAATCAAGTGATCCCACCTTGAGGCTTTGGCACATTAATGGCAGTCATGAAACAGTAGGTAAAAACAGCTTTTTGTACTTTTTTCATGAGGTTGATCAGATGACAACAACCGAAAAGAATGTTTTAAACAATTTTGAAAAAGTTTTTTCTCCGTGTAAATTTACTGAAAACGTTGGAAAAGAATACGGTGTAAAAAATATTTCTACTATTCCACTTGGATACAACTCTCTGGCATTTAAACCTATAGAAGTAGAACCTTATCAATATAACCCTACTGTTATTGCATTAGCTGGTAAATTTGAACATCGTAAGCGGACAGAAAAGATGATTAGGTTATTGGCAAAAAATTGGGGAAATAATCCCAAGTTTAAAATTCATCTACATGTTTTCAATCCGTTTTATGATCAACAAAACCCTGAAAAATGTAAAGCTATAAACGTTCAGCTAATTCAACAGGCTTGTGACGGAAATATTCCAGATAATTTTGTTTTAATGGGTCACTTTGACAAACTGGTCGATCTAAATAGATGTTACAATATAGCAGATATTGTGGTTGATGGTTCTGGTGGAGAAAGCTGGTCCCTGCCATCTTTTCATATGGCTGGAATTGGTAAAAAGGCTGTTGTTCATCTTAATTCTGGCATAAAAGAATGGGCAAACGACAATAATTCTTGGATTGTAAATTCTATTGGTAAAATTTCTGCAGACGATGGTATGTTTTTTGATAAGAGGTCTCCTTTTAATTCTGGAAATATCTATGATTTCGAAGAAGAAGAAATGGTAAAACAAATAAACAATGCCTTGAAATCAAAAAATAAAAAAAATGACTTGACAAAACAGTTTAGTTATGAGAAGATGGCAAATAAACTACTTGAGAATATACTTTAAGTAAATTGATAAAATTAAAATTATAAAAAAATATGAAAAATACAGCAATAAAAGGAATCAAAACAAAAAGCAAGGGTCGTTTCAATACTATTACTATTGGAAATAAAAGTGGCGAAGAGAAGTTCGTCGGTCGAATCAAGAGTGTTGGTAAATCATATGTAACTTTTGATAAATATTCTGGAGATCGTGGAGAAGTAAAATATCACGTAAATTCAGTTAGTAAAATATCATAACATGAGAGGTAAAAGAGCAAAAGCGTTGAGAGAGATTGCTGGCTTTTCAGTTAGTTATGATCCTAACACAAAAAAGCTCAAAGAATATCTATCCGCTAAAAATCGATATAAATTATTAAAAAAAACATATAAGGAAATCTAATGGCAATTAAAAAAACAGTAACTAAAAAAACGCCCAAAGTCGAAAATAAAGATTCTGGTAACAAAACGCCCTCTAAAAAGGCATCACCTTTACAAGAAAAGGTTAAGACCTCAAAGGTACAACCAGATACTTGTTCGATTAAAGTAAAAAAGATTCAAGATAATGCGACTATCCCAGTTAGAGCACATAAAACCGATGCTGGTTTAGATCTGTTTACTCTTGAAAAATTTGAAATCCAAAAACAACAAAGAAAACTGGTATCAACTGGAATCGCCGTTCAAATTCCAAAAGGACATGTAGGTCTTATCAAAGAAAAAAGTGGTCTAGCTTCTCGTGGAATTGAAATTAAGGCTGGAGTTGTAGACGAAGGATATATTGGTGAACTAGAAGTAATTATGGTTTACCCAGAAGGTTTTATTCTTAATAAAAAAGACGGCAGAATCATGCGTAATTCAAAGATTACATTCGAAGCTGGAGATAAAATTGCTCAATTAGTGGTTTTACCCGTAAACTCATCTAAAGTTCTTGAAGTTAGCGATCTTGGCAATAGTGATCGTGGTTCTAATGGATTTGGAAGTTCAGGTGCTTAAGAAAATTAACATATTCTTATATCGGTTTAAATTTTGGAGATTATTCAAGGCTAATATTGCTCGTCAAGATAGTCAAATAGACACTTCAGACATCGACAGTTATTCTATCGATGAAAATTTATTGATAGAACAGAAGCTTTATAAACTAAAGCAAATGAAACATAAGATTGATAATCAAACTTACAATAATAGAAAAAAGCAGTTGCAAAACGCTAAAATAATATAAAAAAAAATGGCAAATTATATACAAGCAATAAAGTCAAAATTAACTGGTCAAAGAGATATTGAAATTAGTGACCTTGAAGTTTACATTAACAACCGTGTAGCCATCGGTGATCATGCCGATATTGGAGTAGAGATTGAAAGAAAGATCCAAAACATCGATAGTCTAGATTCGCAAATTGAAACTATTGATAGATACTTCAATAATGAGCCTGAAAAAGAGGTTAAAAGTTAGAAAAATAATAATATTATTTCTACATCAGCTCGCCCTTAATAATGGGGCGGGTTTTTTGTTGAAAAGATCAAACATCTTCTTATAATAATAAGATAAGTTCAAATATATTTAATATGCCCCTATATACATACATAAATCCAGCAGATGAAGACGATGTTGTTGAAATTATTCAATCAATGACTGAAACTCACGAATATACAAAAGATGGTGTAAAATGGGACAGAGTATGGGAAAAGCCTAAGTTTAATAGACAAGGTTCTTCTAAGATAGATGCGTTTGACAAAAAGAGGTTCGTCGATAAAACAGGAAAGATGAACGGAACTTATGGAGATATCCTAGATTACTCTAAAGAACTAAGTGAAGAGAGAAAATCTAAAATGGGGTATGATCCCGAACAAAAGAAATTTTTTAAAAATTTTGAAAAAGAAAAAGGATATAAACATCACAAAGACAGGGTTGATAAGGTCGAAAATGATTTTATAAAATTTGAAGATCTGACCGATAATTAAGCTAAAAAGCTTAAAATATTATCACAAAACAGTTGACAAACTGTAATATATATAGTACAAATAAATTTAACATACTTCAATTCTGGGGTATATAACACAAAAAAAAACATAAATTATGGGATTAAATAGAGACACAAATAGTGGGAAATTTCTTGGCGTAACAAACGGCAGAATTTCTCTTCGCGTTCCTGAAGGAACAGACGGAGCCAAAGAGCGTAAGATTACTCAAGGCAAAAACGAAGGCAAGAGTGTATATGAAGTTTTCTTTAATAGTGTAGATGGATACATTATTGGGGGAGAAGTCAAACGAAAAGAGATCGGAGGACTAGTCATTGAATCAATTGTCATCAAGTTTCAAGACGGTGATGAAATTTTTAATCTCAATCTTCCTTGGAATTCTTCTCTTAGAGATTCGTTTTGTAAGTCAGCTCCTAACATCGATGTTTCAAAAACTGTAGAAGTCACTATCTTTCCCTCAACACGCAAGGGTGAGGAAGGAAAGCCAGTAATGATCATTGAGCAAGAAGGAGAGAGAGTTGGTTGGCATTACACAAGAGATAATCCTAATGGACTTCCTCAGCCTTCAAAGAAAAACGTAAAAGGAAAAGAAACTTGGGATTTTTCCGAAGTTGAAGA